GACAAAGGCAGAGCACCACTCAACAGCCTCTCCAAACGACACTGTATCGTCACCCTTAGTCTCCCAATTGTATTCACAATGAGAAAGAACCCCCCGAATAAACCCTATAGGGCTATTGCAGAATACCTCTTGGCATTGTCTGGTATTACACAGCCAGTTTCCACGGTTTGAGTGACCGTCGTGAAAAACATTTAATGCGCTACCATTGTCACCGCCGTGAACAGGGCAGCAACCCACATACATCCTGTTTGTGCGGTACAAATCCAGGTTAAAGTACTGAACGACACGCTCAAAGTTATCAATAATATCATAGCCCAAAGCCAACAGCTTGGCTTGTGGCCATTTATTGGAATGGTATTCTTCCTTCGTCCTCGTCATCGCCGTCTTCCCTCAATGTTAAGTTATTTCGTACAGCACCTTCGTCAAGCTCAAAGCGGGTTTCACCCTCTAAGATTTGAGCACACCACCCCTTAACTTGCACGTTGATGTAGTTACCGTCCTCAATTCCACCGCCATGACGAGTCACCACAGGGCACAGCTTGTGTGTCCCGTTTTCTTCTGGGTCGTCAGACAATTCTTCTGGAGATTTCTTCTTAAAGATTGTGAAATTACTACATAGCCAGATGATTCTGTCGGAACCGGAAGCGGCCCCTGTCCCCTCGTCTTTAATGCCGTCACGATTCAACTGCATCAGAGACAAGATAGGAACGTCGTAGCGAACAGCGAAGTTGTGTAGGCCGGTCATCATAAAGCCTAGCAACTGGTACTCTTTTAGGTCTGCGCTGACGCCTTTAGAGTCCATGAGCTTAAGATAATCGTAGAAGATAACACAGTCGTTAGCTTTTCCGTTCTCGTCGAGTCCAACCTCTTTAACAATCCACCTTCTAATCAGTGCTAGAATTTCCTCAAATGGCATACCGGCCACAGATTTGTGGAAATAAGGTGCAGCCTTGAGTTTCTTGGCACCCTCCATAGCTTTCTGGAATGACTCGGGTTTTTGGCCAAACTTACCTGTCTCAATGTCGTTAATACCTACGCCGCTAAGCATAGCAAGAGAGCGAGCAAGGTGGTCTTCCTTGCGCATTTCCGTATCAAGGTTGAGTACTGGTAGACCATGAGTACTAGCGATATGATAGCCCATATTGTCCGTTAGGAGGGTCTTACCTGTCTTAGGACGAGCGCCAATCATATTGACCGTACCTCGACGCAAGCCGCCGCCAATGCACTCGTCGTAGCGAGGGAACCCTGTGGAAATACCAATCTGTTCAATTGGATTATCGGCTAGGTGTTGAAGAAATTCCTCTGCACCCTCACCTAAGACCTCTGGTTCGTTGTCGTTGTCGTTTAGCAGGGAGGTAAAGTCGAAGATTGTGTCTTCTGCAATGCCTAGAATCTGAGCAACTGGTTCATCTCCCTTGACGTGCATCAGTTTGTTCTGTGCGTCACCAAGTTGAGAGTGCAGCAGCCTTGTAACTTGAAGCTTGCGAATCTTCGCAGCAAATGCCCTAACATTGCGTAGTTCAACAGGGAAATTCATAATGGCTTCTAGATAGCCACCTTCTGTTTTTTCAGTAAACAGGTCAGCAACACCCATCTCGTGTGCGGCAGAGTGGACAGAGGGCAAGTCAATCTTGCGGGTGTCATCGTTCTCCATAATTCGCGCTAAACATCCGTAGAGCACAGAGTTGAAGGTCTCTGTAAAGGTATCTGCCTGCAAAATATCCGCAATGTCGTAGTAGGCATCGGAACCATGTCGGCAAATACCAGCCAAGACAGCGCGCTCCGCTGCCTTATCACTTAAAATCTTAGTAGTTTTCATTTATTTTCCTGTTATCGCACACTTATTACACACATATCTCCACTCTTTTTCCATCGCGTCATAGTGCAGCATTTCCCCACCAACCTTGAATGTCCTATTGCACTTATGGCAATTGATTTCTACGCCCTCATAGTCCTCTCTTCTCTCTGCCGGGGCCGCGCCATTACATACAGGGTCCACCTTCTTCTGCCAAGCAGTATCTTCCTTGGCGGTGTTGCTAAACTCATCAATATCAAACTTATTTACTTCATCTATGTCTTCTCTGCTGCGAGGCATACTCTCTATGTAAGCCTGTGACTGCCCCTGAGACTCACCCGGCTTTAAAACCTTGGGCTTATTGTTCTTTCGAGTGGTAGCCTTCTGCTTCTTAGGTTTTGGCGTTTCTTCTCCTGGTATTATAATACGACTTGGCTTGGAGTCAACCCCTTTATTCCTATTTTGTTTGCGCTTGCTGCCGGGCTTCTTCTTGCTCGTAGGTCTTGCTGGTGCCCCTGGTTCTGCCCCACCTAGCCCCTCCATCAGCTTCATCTTCTCAGCCGGTGTTAGGGTATCTAGTGTGTTTAGTATGTCAGCCGCAGTAATCTTACTGGGTTTTCTTTTCTGTTTTCTTTTAGCCATGTTTGTTCTCCGAAACTTTAGCGATTTGATTATCTTTCAGACTACCGGCCAAAGCTTGAAGGTGTTTTGATAAACCGTCGAGTCTAGCCTTCCTTTGCTCTGCATAGTCTTTTATTTGTATGATTTTAGCGACGACTGAGTTTTCCTTGGCGACCGCACTCATTTTGAACTCATGCGAACCAAACAGGTCTTTGATTATTCTTAGGTTGGTTGATGTTGTGCCGTATTCGTTGAGTTTTGCCTTACACCAGAGCACACGAGAGCTTTCCTTGTTCATCGCCCTGGTGAGATACCATCCGTACTGCAATAATCTATAAGATATTTCAGCACACCCTGTGGGAGTCAGCTTAGCAAGGGCATTTCTAGGCATATTAAGGTACTCGTCCAACTCAATCTCCATGCCGGGAGGTGCGGCAGCAGGAAGGCACAGGGCCTTTTCATAGTCGTCCAGGGCATCCTGTATAAATTGCATGTCTTCATTAACATTCATCTAGTTTCTCCCTCATATCGCCTTCACTGTCTTTGTAGCTGAACTCAATTAATGTGATGCCGTTCAACTCGCACCACTCTTTCTTATTTCTATCGTTCTTTTTACCTGCAACAAAGTCCATCTTGCTCTTGTGGAACATAGGGGTGAACTTGAAGTGCTGAACACCGTGAAATTCTACGGCAATATTAAGTATAGGTATAAAAATATCCAAGTACAGTGTCTTGTTCCTGACTATTGGAATAGACACCTCTTGGAGGATGCGAACGGTCGGCCACTTCTCCCTTAACAGGGCTAGGCTGGCATTATGCCCTATGGATGCAGTCGTATGACGGTGCTCCTTTGGGGTCCACTTTACAGTCGTATCGTCTAACATTGTTACCCACATTAAAACCCCATCATTTCTCGTACTTGCTTGCTAATTTCAGTATATGTCTCAGGATTTTCCCTTAGGTAGTCAGCCGCCTTGTCCTTACCCTGTGCTTTGCTCTCGTCTGGGAACGTATACCATGCACCGCCCTTATTGATGATGCCAATATCAACAGCCATGTCGATAATTTCCCACTCCTTGTCAATACCGTGGTTATACCTTAGAAATGACTCAGCCTTGCGCCCAGGAGGGCCTATAGAGGACGAGTGGCACTTCCAATGAACGACTTGACCAATGGGACTATCGTTGTTCTCAGGCTTAAGTGTGCGGTGTGTAGCCTCAAGCTTAACGTCCATCTGATATTGCAACTTACGGCCACTAGCTTCCATCCAAGGACTCATACTCCTGCTCTGGTCAGCGATTTTATGTGTCACACCAAGGATAAGGCACTTGTTGACTGGTAGGACGTTAGACACTTTCTTGCAGAAGCTAGAGAGCATCAGAGGAACATCGTCACGGAAGCGGTCGGCGTAGCTGGAGTCCATTCTGGAGCCACTACATAGCTGGGAGAACGAATCTACAACAAAAATAGACCCCGGCTTAGTATTGACTAAGTGCTCTAAGATAGAGAGGTATTTCTCAGCGGTGAGAATATTCCCTGGTTCCGACTGGATGCTAGTAAACCACCTTTCGGAGAGGTCTAGAGACTTAATGCCAGCAAGGTCTCTCGCCTTAATTCGTCCTTCAATATTGAAGAAGTAGACATGCCTGCCGTCTGGACACAAGTCGTTGGCATACTCCATTCCTTGTGCTGTTCCAGCGAAGTCGAGCCACAGAGTGGTATTGTGCGTCACAATGCAATCTCTAGTTAAGAAAAGCCCACTGTCGGCAGTAACACTTATGCAATATGTATTAGCGACACCTTCTCTGTCCACCTCTACGATTCGTCTTTGTAGTGGTTTTTTAGTTCTGTTCTTACACATTTCTCGCTTCCTAGAAAGATGGAAGCACCATGAATAGTCATCAAACCTAATGTTTAACCTGTATGATTTGAATGACTTCCCGTTGCATTTTGTTGTCCTTGGTGAAATCTTGCACAGCCCACCAAGTTCGTTAACTAGTCTCTTAACATCCAGGGCAAGCTGCGTAGATGTCGTTGAGTAAGAAGGGTTGCCCTTGCTTGTAACGGTTCCGTCAGTATCTAGCAAACCATTAAGCAGATGCTTTCTTTCTGTGACGCTGGCTTCCAAGTACTCTTTTGGAATGAATTTAGTATGGCTGTTGGTTCCTCCTAAATTCAATTCGTTTATTTTTTGCCTGTAGGTATTAGGGCGTTGAGAAGTACATAGGAAATGCTCTTTGTTGGAGGTTGAAAGTCTTTTGAAGTAAAACCCGTCATCCATTAAAAGATTGCACCTGTCTACTATTTCAGGGTCTACGCTTGTAAGTTTAATACCAGTGTCCCTACTAATACTTCCATCTCCAAGGATAACCCCTAGTAAATAAGGATGAATGAAGTGTTCTTTTGAATCGAAGTAATGTACCGGACTCGACAACGGGATAGCCCATCTTGGTCTCTTGCCGCCATCTGTGAATAGTCCTTGCCTTAGTATTTCTTCGAGAGAAAGAGTCTGATAGTCTGACCATCTTGTTTTCACATTCCATAGGTGAGATTTAGAACACAGGGAATAGGAACCATCGGAAAACGTGACTCTGTATATATCCTTTTTACCTTGTGGGTAAAACCCTTTAACTACAGAATATGCACCGCACGGACTACATACTTCGTCTCCAACCTTAATATCTTTGATTTTAACATGACCTCTAGGAGTTATAACCGGCTCATCTCCGTGGAGGCATTTTCCCACCTTGGGAGGGCCAGTTGAGATACAAAAACTTCCCTCTGGGATACCTCCTGCAAGCATCAGGTCAATCGCAGGACTAACTGGAATAGTAACACTTGGGTTGTCCACAATAGACTGCCCGCTAACGAAAATTCCCTCACCAAATTCCTTAATCAAAGATGCGTCAATTGCTGGCGCGACCTTTCCTCTTCCAGACTGGTCCTTTGTTTTCGCTTTTGCCTTCTTCGCCATTCTCTATCTCCGTTAGTTTACCTAGTAACGAGCCTGTACTGCGTCGTTTCCTTGGCTTGCTTGTTGCTGTTTGCTCGTTATACTCTTTTTGGTTAGTCATTGCTGCTTCTCTCTTTGCTGCCTCAGCCACGACTTCTTTTTGCTTCTCTTCAATTATACGCACCAACCAAGGAGCACGCAAGCTATAAGTTTTGCGACTTCTATAATCTTGGAGAGCACGAATGATTGCAAGCTCGTCGTACTTTTTGAGAAGCTTGTTTGCTGCTGGAGTTTGACTGCGGAAATACTTTGCCCACTCAGGTAGACGCCAAAAGCGAACGGGTAGTGCTGTTACCTCGTCCGCTTCGGCTTTGTTCTGACAAATTAATTCAACAATATATTGAGCCGCTGTTACGAACTCACCAGGGGAACTAGGGGAAGGGTACTTACACTTTTCCGTTCGTTTCGCCACTGACTATCTCCTATTCTTTAATCTTCTTACTTTTAATATTGTAAACATTACCACGAGCACTACGGCAAACGTCTGGAAGAGGGCGACGATTAGCACCATCGTCACTCTTTTCAGCAGCGGCAGCGGTCATAATAGACACACCCTTAGAACCGCCTTTGGTTTCACGAATCATGTAGCTACTAACGTCTCGGCTATTAACCGCAAAAGTGTATAGCTCACGACCATCCTTGGGTAGTTCGTACAGCTTAGGGATAGCAGAATCAAGCAACTCCCTAGCGTCGCTAGGGGAGAAGCCGTTGCGACCCATATAGGCTATCGCTTGGTCGTACATATCCTGAGGAACTTCAATAACCTCAGCCTCCTCCTCTAGTACTGGTTCGTCTTCTTCGATTGCTTCTGCATACTGCGCTCGTACAATAGTATCAATCAAGTCTGACAGTTCAGTGTTAACATACTTCTCAACTGTGGGTGAGCGTCTGCCAAGTTCTTTGGCGATTTCTGAAATAGACTTGCCATCGTGAATCATACCCTGAATAGAATATTTCTCAACTTGAGTTAGGGGGCCACTAGCCATTAAAATGCCTCTCTTTCCGCATTTACTAGATGCGCACGGTTCTTTGTTCTTAAAAATGCAAGGTAGCTTAGGAATGGTTTGACAGGAACGTCTGTCCATCGTAGCTCGGAGATTCCCAAGCGGGTTTTGTTGTGTTGTGCTTGCTCAGCGTCACTAGTAGGGTCAACAAAGTGGCCACTGTTTAACTGACGGATGAACATAGCGCCACCAACCTTCATAGCACATGCTAGGTCACGGTCCTTAGCCATGATAGGGGTGCTATCTGGATACACTAGGCAATGTAGCACAGGGTTTCCGCTTTCGTCGAACGTATCGTTCTTACCAACAATCGTATAGACAATGGTCTCTGCCATGTCGTCGCCTGTTGCTACTTCAAATGTTTCAGGCTCTTTAATCGGACGAAAAATTGCACTATCGGCTTCGTCGTTAAAGGCTCTGTTCGGATTTCTAGCCATTTATATCTTTCTTTCTTTTCTTAGGACTGCGAGTTTGCTTTCTGGACGCCAGCTTATCGCCTCTTGCGTCTACAGGCACACGAGTACCACCATCTGGCATAGGCCCCTCATAAGGCTTACGCAGGTGTTCGGTATTCTCTTGGTTGATTTTGTGCTTTTCGTCTTTACTGAGCTTGTCAGTATTCACGTCGGCCTTGTGGCCTAGCGACTGGGGGATTGTGGTAGATATACTAGCACATTCAGTGTAGTTTCTAGTACATCTTTTCTTACCGCAGGATGGACAGGTAGGTCGAGAGGTGCTCGATTGGGCCATTGGATAGACCCTCTCAAACACTGTCTCGCATTTGTCACACTCAAAATTATAAGCGGGCATCTTTATTATACACCAATACTTAGAGGATTTGTCCTAGTAAATCATAAAATTCCCGAGGGCTTTTAAGGGTTGTGTCCACCCCTTTGCCATCTGCCAGAGTTAGATTAGCTACAGGCCCCATGTTATTGTCTTTACCAAGCAGAATAGAGCCCTTCTCTGTACAAAAGGTAACATTTTTCCAGGTAGCGCTAACGATGTTGCCCATATTTCTCTTCAGGGCTATTAGGGTATCGTCGTCGTCGGTCCAGTGAATTTCATACCCATCCATCTCATAGGCATACTCCAAGTCCTCAGTACAAAAACCATCGGGGAACAAATCCACACTCACAATTCGGACTTCGTCATCCGTTGGTGCGGTGTTAATCATTTTGCTCCTACGGAATTGACGCCACCCCCCTCTGTCTAGGTCATAGCCACTAATCAGGCCGTGATGGTGGTTTTCGGAGTTGTCAGAAGTGACATAGAGCCTACGAACAGCCCCAGGTTCGGAGCCAGCCTCGTAGCGGAATTTAATTACTGTGCCTTGCATGTGGTTTCACCCTATAGAAGAATAACGAACGTGTCATATATTCAAGTATAGGGCAAAACCCACACAAGTCAAGCAATAAAAGCGTTGATTTCGTCCTCTACAGACTCGTCATCGTCGCTTTCAATGTAAGACTCACCAAGGCCAGCAGCCTCACGAGCCTCAATAATTTGCCTATATCTTTTAGTTAGATACGGCTCCCACTCTGGTTCAATTTTGTTCCAGGGAGTCAGACCTAAGATATAGTGAGCGGAACTAGGAGCCTTGGGCCGATAGCCATTGATTAGACGGAAAGAAGTGTCTATAAGCTTGCTGTCAGCCTTCTCGCTGTTGCATGTACCGCAACATGTAACAATATTTGTCCATGTTGTGGGGCTCCCGTGCCTCTTTTGTTCCTTCCATAGCTTACGAGGGACAACGTGGTCAAGAGTAAGCATAGCTATGTCAGGATACGCCCCTCCACAGTACATACAAGTAGACTTATCTCTAATGTAGATATTCTTACGAGAGAATTTAATCTTGCCCTTTCTAGGCTTATACCTAGGAACCACGCCAACGGCTGGCACAGGGTATTTTCTGCCATGAGTTCCTAGAATGTACTCACTCTTGTAGAAATCAATAACATTAATACCCTTGCTAGGGTCTTCTGAGTATTTCCAACTGTCTTTGACAGCTTCCCTCCAGTTGAGCATACCCAAAGAAGTACAGTCGGCGTTTAAAACTAAACACCTACCATGATTCTTCCTCGTAGTGGGCATAACTCGGTTCGCAGATTCTCTGTACGCCATTTTCCAAATCCTCAATACGGTCCACGATTCTCTGAACTAATTCAGAGCGGACAATGTCGTCCTTAGTCAAGTGAGAAACCCCTACACCCCTCACATCCTGCAATGTCTCAGCCAACCTCAACATACTGCCAGCTACGCCATCATTCAGGTCTGTTTGGTCTGGGTCTCCTGTGATTACCATTGTACTACCAAATCCGATTCGAGTCAAGGCACTTTTTAGCTGTCCGTAGGAAGCATTTTGAGCCTCGTCAAGGATAATGAAGGAGTTCTTGAATGTCCTACCCCTCATATTGCCTAGAGTACACACTTCAATGGTCTCTTTATTGAGCAATCTTCTGAAGTCGTCTTCAGTAAGGTAGTTCTTCATTTCGTCGTAGATAGGGCGTAAGAACGGCATGGTCTTCTTCTCTAGTGTGCCAGGAAGAAAGCCGGTGCGTTCATTTTCGATAGTCACAAGAGGACGGGTAACGATAATCTTCTCGTAGTTACCCTTAGCTAGACCTAGGATAGCTTCTGATGCAGCTATAAAGGTTTTACCAGTACCAGGGGGGCCTATTGCAAACGTCACCTTATTTCGATGTATCGTTTTTAGGTAGGATTTTTGCCCTGGAGTCTTAGCCGTAACTTCCCATTGTTTTAAGTTAAGGCCAGTGTCTTCTCGTTGACTTTTTCGTTGTTTTCTGCGTGTTGGCATGGGATTGTCTCTCAAGTTAGTAGTAGTATTGTCCATCGCCCTATCCTATGTTAGACAAGCTCCTCCTGCACAGGCAATTGCCTCTTCGGGAGCCGTGTTGTCTTCCGTTTCAATCATAAGAAGGTAATCTACCTTCTGGAAGCTCTCTTTTAGGTCGCAATATCGTTTCCAGTTGTACACGTCCTTTAGGCAGTACGTCAGTTTTTTAGTGTCGTCACCAAAATATTTCCTAGCATACTTCTTTGCATTTCTCATAAAGTTTAGTCGCTTTGCAGCCAACTCAGCTATCTTGTGAAACTCTTCAACAGTTTCAGCATCGCCATCGAACGCATCCTTCCACTGGTCATTCAGGATAAAGTCACAAGCCGCCCACAGGTCTTCGTCGAACACCTTTAAGGCGTCCTCAATAAGCCCTGAGGTCCATATAGCAGCGTCACCATACTCTCTCACGATTTCCTTGGAGGTGTACACAGCCGTGAACGGTGCCTGTTTGTAGTCCTTGTCGCCTGATTGGGGCAGCAAAGAGATACCGCAAAAGTATTCTCGGTTACCGTAGATAAACTTGGAAACATCACCCCATTCATCTGGTTGGACCGTTATAGTATTACTCACATTATGACGTAGCCAGGGTTGTGTACACAGGGATTCCCTTGTGCCTGCCTCAACCCAGTTTTGCTGAGTGCTTTTAACCAGTTTGAGTAGGTCAACAGCCGCCATTTGGTTTTTAGTCTTCGCTCCGTTAGGAACTTCAATAGGGAAGTAGATAACGTCGTCTGTTTTATTGGCTGACCACACCGATTCTTCGCACGCCTTAGGGTTCTTCATCTTGAAGAACTGATAAGGGGCTTCGTCTTTGTTGGCTTGCACCAGTCTCAAGTATCTCTTCGCATGGTGGGGGTGGATGCCTGAGCTAGTACCTAGCACACAACTTGATGTGCCTTCTGGCTTTAAGCATGTAGCACGAGCGGCTTGGTTGATACCGATAGCCTTGGCTATCCTCTCGTTTGTGTCAAGCACAACCTGAGCACCCTCTCTTTGAATCTTAGGGTCAAGTACAATGTCGGTCTTCTCCATTGTACCTGTCATAGAGACACCTAAAAGGGCCTCTCGTCTAAATATAGCTTCCGAAGTAGCCCCCAGGTACGGGAACGAGGTGAACCCAGCTTGGAGAGTGCCAATAATTGCTGCGGCTTTACAGCGCTCAAGGAAATCTTCTTTGTCTTTGACCGAACCAGAGTTAATGGTACAGAGATTACATCCCTGCCAGCCAGACTTGAGGCCAATTTTTCCAAGGTCACCTGTGTATCCTCCACCTTTGTACTTCTCCATGTAGGCGTCATACTTTGCTTGGTCTACCACGTCGTAGCACCAGAACTGAATCTCAACACACGGATTAAACAGGGCTTCCTCGTCGTCAGCCCAGACAAACCCAGGCTCACCAAATTGCTTTGTGTGCTCAAGCAACGCATTGAACTGCTCAAAGGAAGTCTTGCCACGAATAAGGATAGCTGAGTTGTTTGAACGAGCACGCTGAGGGTTCTCCTTGTGCCAGTTGCCAGTCTTAGCCCGAGCCATTTCCAAGTCGTCAGGACTGAAGATAGCAATAGTTGCTGAGCGTCGTACGCCGCCACTTAACACAGCGTCGGAGGTGTGCATACATAAGTCGTAAGCGTCGATGGGTCGTAAGCGAGTCTGGCCATCTGTGATACAGCGGTCTAGCAGCTCACGAATCTTCTCAAGGGAATTGCGTAGGCCGTCAGGACCAGGAGCTTTACCAGTACCAGCACTCAGGCGAGCACCTTTTTCTCTAATCTTACTGTAGTCAAATTCTACCTTACCGCACTTGTCAGGGTCGTATTCAGCAAACTCTTCCATACCCTCTTGGACACCGAAGTAATTAGTAAGCAAGACACCTAGCGCATCTGACCAGCCCTCAATAGTGTCTGGTATCTCATATGTTTTCACATTAGACTGCACGCCTACATAAAATGACGGTAGCTTAGCGACGTGGTGCTTCTGAACGCTGAACCCTGCTCCACAACCACATAGCAAGAGCCAAAAGAACTCCTGAAAGAAACGAGGGCGGTCGCAGTAGCTTGACACGCAATTGAAACAGCGAGCGTGCTTCTTCATCATTGGCTTACCGCCAAACTGCAATGCTCGTTGACTTCCTAAGACACGTTTCTTGTGGGACATGTCATATGCCCAATTAATATCTTCCTCAATATTAAATTCAGAGTACTTGTCAAGCATCATACTTCGTACTCTGTCAATGGCTTCCTTCCAAGTCTCTCTTCTGTACTCTTTCTCTATCCACCTTGCGTACTTCGCTGTAAAGGTGTAACTCATTAGCTCTTGTGTTACCGACATTGTTAATCCGTTATGTTGTTTTCTTTGCTTGTTGTTTCTCAGCGTACTTAGATGCTTCCCTGGCTAGTTTGTCAGCGGCCTTACCTTTAGGTAGTTCGCTCTTAGCTGCTGACGTTCTTCTTTTGTTTCTGCGGGGCTTGCCTTGATACTTAAGGTAGAAATCTGAGATTGCGCCTGCATCATCAGACCTAAGCACTTTACGTTGACCAGTAGGATTTCCTTGAGCATCTTTTACGCACAAAACCAACTCAAAGTTTTTACTATCTTGCTTTTCCTTCATACTATATCCTCTCTAGATAAAAAAAAGACCCGCCACACGAGATGACGGGTCGTAATTTTTGACAGCGACACAATTAAGTTTTGGACCTTCTGTGATACTGGGTTAAAGTTGCTCAACGGTAGTTAACACGTTTTTCTTGTCAATGTTTAAGTATCATCACGGTCCAGAGTGTGGGTCGGAGAGGTGTCGCTGTAACGGGCGTTATTGAAAATGCTGCCGCTCTTTATGTTCCCCGACTATCTTATTATACACCTGGAAAAGTCATCTCTCGGAATAACATTTTCCCAAATGCTAAGTGTTTAAATATTTCCATAAAAACTACGTAATCTTCTGTCTCTGCGGCCTTATGTGGGCGTCCAGCGTGTATCACCTCCACAACACCAGCCTGTCTCATAAGCATTGTACAGTATTCACAGGTGAGGTTGGTGACATACACCTTGGAGCCCTTAAGGGATGTTCCATTGTAGGCAGCGTTGCAGATACCGTTAGCTTCTGAGTGTACCATCCACTCATACTTAGCCTTGAGCTTACCTGTTTCGTCTCTCATGTTAGGTAAAACAGAGTCGTCGAAATCCCTAGGGAAACCATTGTAACCAGTGACTAGCTCTTTGTTGTCCCTTACGAAGACACAGCCAACTTTTGTTTGAGCGTCATGGCTACGCTTAGCAACGTCAAAGGCCCTACCCATAAAGAAAGTGTCCCAGCAGG